CCTGAACCGCTTGGCGTGATACACGCTTTAAACACATTCGGCAAAAATCTTGCGATCAGCGGAGCGCTACAAAAAACGAGGGACGAGTCAACGCCATGGCGATAAATCGCATAGGTATCGTCTCACCCGGCAGAATGGGGCGATCACTTGCATTGTCGCTGAACGCCAAAGGGCATAAAACCTATTTTGCTAGATATCGGCGGAAAGACGACACAATCAAGTGGGCAAAAAGAGCAGGTCTTCAAACAGTCGCGACCTTAAAAGACCTTGTAGAAAAATGCGACACAATAATCTGTGTTGGGACACAAGGAATAGCATTTGAAGCCCCAAGGGAAATATTTGGCTCATACGACTTCAAAGGTTTGTATATAGATTTCAATACTCTGAACAGCATTGAAGAAGTAGAAGATTGGCGTCTTTTGATGGATGCGCTAGAAGTAAAATATGTGGAAGGAAGGCTTGAAGGATCTTGCTACGAAACCATCAATCAAGGTTCAATGAATCGCAGTGTTATGTATCTGTCAGGAGAAGACGCACACCTCGCTTCCGAACTTTTTAAAGACACGAGATGGGAAATAAAAATAACACCTTACGCCAAAACGGACTGTCGGAATCCGTTCCACCCTTTCTTCTCTTCCTGAACGTCCCTCGTTAGATAAACTAAACGGAATGGAATCCAACTTCATAAAATGTGGTGATGCCTTAGAGGAACTTAAAAAGTTGCCTGATTCCACAATAAACACTGTTATCACTTCGCCCCCATACAACAAAAAGGGAATACAAAACGGTAAAACGCAAAACAGCAATCAGATATGGCAAAAGCACAATATTGATTACAACGAATACCACGACAACATGCCAGAAAAAATGTATCAAGACTGGATAATAGAAGTAATCAACGAACTTCACCGCATCATCACCCCCGACGGATCTATCTTTTTCAACCACAAACCAAGGCGACACAATAATCAAGCCCGACTACCAACAGAGTTCATTCACAAAACAAACGCAAACATCTATCAACTCATCATTTGGAACCGCAAGAACAGTCCGAACATACGCAAGGATCATCTTCTCCCAAACACCGAACACATCTATTGGCTATCTAAAAACAAGCCGAAAACATTTCGCGAAAACATAGACCCAAAATATCTAGGCGAAATATGGGATATCTCACCACAACGACAGACCACGCATCCTGCGCCATTCCCGCCACAACTAGTAGAAAACTGCATCCTTCTAACCACACAGCCTGACGATATTGTCCTAGACCCCTTCAATGGGATAGGTACAACCACATCTATGGCTCGGAAACTAGGCAGACGCTATATAGGGTATGACCTAGACGCAGAATATGTGAAACAAGCAAGCCAATAGGAGCCATTAAAAGGTACACCCTAAAAATGGGTCAAAAATAAGAGTTGCTTTTTGTTGGTGGTGATGCTAGGATGACATCTGTAATAAATAAACATATCTAGACAGGGAGATAAAATGAAACAACTTACAGAAAGTTTTGTAAACGAAACATTCAAGTCACTTTTTGCGGAACGAACCGCAAAGTACGGCGAAGGATGGTCTTGGCGACAAGAACACCAAGAAGAAAGCGTATTCGTCAACGAAATCTACAGAGGTTTAAGTGTCCTGTCAAAATGGCAGAGCGAAGGCGCAAAAGGCGCACCTGAAATCTTCCTAAACAGTTACAGCGTCCATGAACAAGTGATCCCCGTACTTGTCACCGACTACCTTGGCAAAGAAGTTTGTGCGAAACCTGAAGAACTTCGGGTGGAAACACGGGAACAGAAATTTAACAAGTTCCTGAAATGGGCGAACGAACACCATTTTGAGCAATACACAACTGAACAACTAACCGAGCAAAGCGGTTTCTCCTACCAAACCACCCTCAAATATTTACAAGAAACCCCAACTTTCCGCAAACTCAAAAAAGGTTTGTGGGAAATCCGTGACGCAAAAGCAGACAGAGAGGCACAGAAATAACATGACAACCACAGACGAAACAATCAAAAACACCTGTTGTGAATGCGCAGAAGAAGTAGATGTTGAAAACGACTACGGATGGAGCAATGTAAAAGAAGACTACCTCTGTCTTGGATGTCGTGAAAGCGACGAAAGTTCATTATCAACCGTCAACATCGCAGACGCAGGAGTCACAAAAAAGTATTACATCGGAAACCATGTACGCATGACCGAATTCGGTGATGACCTTTACGGCACCGACCTAAAAATTGATAGAGAATGGGTTAGCAGTAGTGCATGGCGTGGACACTTCAACACCACCATTGACGGATGGACAGAAGTTTTAAACGGTTGGACAACAGGAGGATGGGACGACCCAATCGCGCAACGCAAACTCACATTCAACGAATGGGCAGAACAAGTACTTAAAGGCGAGATAGTCCCACCCGTGTCTGTTGCGATCGTGACCGACCCAACAAGCAATGTGTTCAGTATGGGCATCTCTGTTCTCACCCCTGATCCCGACACATTCAAAGAATGGTTGGGAACCGAGTTAAGCGACCTTCATAACTCGTTGACATAAACAGTCCGTCGTTAGATAAACTACAACGACATGGAAACCGCTACAAAATATCCGTTGATGCACCTCACAGCCCGAGAGGTGCTACAACTACGCCGATTCACTGACCTTTGCAAAGCAAACAAAAACGAACACCAAGTAACTGACAGAAAATATACGGCAGGAGCCACAGAAAAAGGCATCATCATGCTCGGAAAAGCAGGAGAAGTGATCATCTCCCGCTACTACAACACCGAAATAGATTGGGAAATCTATGTAGGCGCAGACAACGGCTTTGACACCACCATAAACAACAAAAAAACCGAAATCAAAACATCATCACAAAAAGACCTGATCATCAACGACCCTGAACACTGCAAATATGGGTTATGGAAAGCCGACACCGAACAATGCATAGTCGTATGGTGTAACCAACCCAAAGCCCAATGGGAAAACATAGGGACAAACACCCAATTCCAAATAATCGGCGGAACAAGCCGCGAAAATTTTTTTGCAAACGCCCAAAAAGCCGACTACGGTTATGGTCCAAGACTCAAACTAAGCGAACAGCAACTAACACACCTATAAAAGGAGAAACACAAACATGTATACAGAATTCACACTACCAGCCATACCAAAATCAAAAGAAAAACAAATAGAACTCCTAGAACGAGCAGTAGGAGAACTCTTTGATTGGATCATGGCGGAAAAAGGATGGGACAACCCCGGCAGTATCGCCGACAAATTGGACGACGAAGTAAACAAAATTGCGCACAGAGCATATGAAAAATATTGCAAACACGCAAACAAATGAACCACAACCGCCGAAAATGCACCGCAAAAACCGCATATAGCGGAACACCATGCCGACGGCTAACCTCCCCCATGGAAAAATACTGTTCAATACACAAAAAACGCCTGCAAAGAATGAACGAAAAACAAACAGTCAAATACTGCGATGTTTGTAATACAAAAGTTGAGGGCGAGCACGAATACGAATGCGTCACCCAAACAAGGCGAGTAGTTCTATCTTTTAATTTCATATACGACATGCCACGCAGTTGGGATGGCAACTTCATTGAATGGCACATGAACTGCCAAAATGACTACAGGGACATGCTAGAAGTAACACAAAAAGCCATCCGCGATTACAACCACAGCAGTATGGTAGATAAAACCTATACGGAAGAAAGAGAATTTTTCCCCTTCAGATATGTTTCAGAAGGCAATAAAGAAAACATAAAAAGATTAGGATCAGGAGAAGAAAAACAAAAACGGAGAAAAAAATGACAAAAATGAACTACTCGGGCAACCACTCCCGATACATCCCAAGCCACACAGAACACGAAAAATATCTTTCAGGAAAAGCCTACAAACCAAACCTCAACTCACCCGTCACCATCACCAAAGCAGACGGAACCAAAACAACCGAAAAAGCACTCACCCAACACCAAATAGACAACCCGAAAATAAAATACAAACCCAAACCCGGCACAAAAGCACACAAACGGATGCTCAGAAAACAAAAAATGGATGAAGGAAATCGCCGCGCGAAAATTTTTAACCCCCCACTCGGGATAGTCCCAGAACAGATAAACTAAAACGACCATGACCAACACACCAAAAAATACGCCCACCCCCGGCACCGAAATCCTCCAAGAAGCCTACAAAATCGTCAACCAAGACCGCCAAAACACATACGGACACCCAAAAGACGACTACACCAAAGTCATAAACATCTTCCAAACACTCACAGGAAAACAACTCACCCTCAACGAAGCAATCCTCTTCATGGTCTCCGTCAAACTCGCAAGACTAAAAACCAACCTAGACCAAGGACAACTACACCACGACACACTCCTAGACACAATCGGCTACCTCACCTGCCTCAACATGATCAACCAACCAGAAAGCACAAACACATGACACCACCCCGAAAAACACTAGACCAACAAATCGCCCAACTAGACAAAGAAATAAAACAACTCCAAAAAGAAATCCAACAACTAGAAAAACAAACCAAACCCAACAGACCCGTGTCAGATAAACCTAAAAAACAAACTAAACCCAAAAAATTTGTCGCAACACTGCCCAGTAAGCAGAAGCCGATCCAAAAGGTTGACAGCCCCGCTTATGAATA